TGACTTTAGCATCATAAGCCATAGTCAATGCGAGTTCAATCAACTTCATCTTGTCTTCCAGACGGTCAACGAGTTCCACGTCAATGATGTTGTATTCAATAAACTTTTGCCAACCTTTCGTATAGAAATCTTTAAAGGTATCAAACTCAGAGTGGTCAAGTTTCTTTTGTCCAAGTTCTACGCTTGCAATATAATCGAGTCGATATGATTCTTGTGCCTTGTATGTAAACTTCTTATAGAGATCTAAGTAATCAAGTTGAGTCACACCACCAATATCAAATGTAGTATTCTTACGTCCATTAATATAAACTTCTCCTTCAGATACAAGACCCCAAGGTGACATACGTTTCATTATCTTTTCACCGAGAACACGATTGATGCGTTTACAAATATATGGAATATCATATAGTTGTATGTTCCAACCAGTAACCACATCAGGAACATCTTGCATCCAATAATTTATGAATGTGCGAAGTAAATTTTCCTCTGTATTACAACAGTGATAAGTTACATTATCTTGTTTGTTGTTGAATGGCTTTACACCCCAAGTAGTGATTTCTTTTGTTGTATAATCCTGTATTGTGATTGCAAGTATTTCTTCAGAGCATGATTCAACATCTGGGAATCCTTGTTCAGATGATACCTCAATATCAAGTGTGACTAATTTGATCTGACTAATATCAAACTTAACTTCATCTTCTGGATACTTATCTGATATGTATTGATAGATGTAGCGATCATTTCCATATATTTCAAATCCTTCCACCTCATCATACTTTTTAAAAAAGTCACGACAATCTCTTACAGTTCCGGGTTTGACAGCATCTACCGGAGTTCCATTTAATGTCTTATATTTTGTTTTCTTTTTTGATCTAACGAAGAGTGTAGGAAAAAACTCATCTCTATGAGCATATCTCTTTCCATTCTCAACACCACGAACCAGAAATTGATTACCAATTAACTGGACATTAGTATAGAATTTCATTTAAGAAGATCTTGATATTTTTCAAGTAAAGTTGGTTTGGGATCAACGAGAGTTAAGATCTTATCTGATGATAACATAAAAACACTTTGATTGGTTGACTCAACTAACCAAGGTGAAAGAGTATTATTTTCCCCTACAATAAATGGTTCAGTTAGTTTGCAATCAGGTTGGCCTATATCAGCACCTATTTCCTCAATTTGAGATACTAATCTTTGTTGATTCGTTAGAACTATCAGTTTGATCGGTGGTTTTTCCATTTAATACATCCTCTTTGTACATTGTTTCGACTTTTTCAATCGGTGTGACCATAGTGACCACCCAATCAGTTGGTAATGGTATATCTTTCTCTTTTGCAAGAGGCATCCATGGATACATTGATATGGAGGTCTCTTTCTTAGACATCTTTGGACTATCAGTTTCTTTTGGAAGCAATTTAATTACACATGCTTTAGTGAGAAAGTAACCAATGACTTTATCATCAGATGACACCATCTCTTTTACATCTGCAATCACATCCTCACCAGATTTTAGTAATAAAATTTTGACTGTCATTTGTTTTTTATTCCAATAACATTATAACATGAAAAAGGGGATCGTCAAGATCCCCAAGTCCATCTCGAACTCAATATATTTAGAGGTAATCTTTACGAGCATGATGCTCTGGAACTATCTTACCAAGATGAATTGAAAGAAGACCATCTTCAAATGTAACTTCTTTAATCTCTACATCATCAGTAAGTTGCCACCCTCTTTGGAATGATCTTTGAGCCATGCCACGATGAACATACTCATTTTCTTTCTTTTCTTCTTTTTTACCTTCGACAATTAGTTTACCGTGCTCCGTGTAAACTTTGACTTCTTTCTTTTTGAATCCTGCGAGTGCAATCTCTAAAGTGGATTCATGGTTATTCTCTTGAATTATGTTGAAATGAGGATAATTGGCATTACTGCTCTCCCAAAAATTCTGTATGGTTCTATCTAAACCAATGCTGTTTGTTGTTATCTTATCAAACAGTTCTGCTAAATCCTTAGCTCTATAAATGTTTGTCATGGTTCTCCTTTAATAAGCGAGTGTGAATTGTGTCCCTTACGGCGACACTACTAATTATAACAGATCATAAAAAAAGGGAGTGGTGATACCCCCAATTTTTATATACGGTTGATACACTCTATACGGTAAACACTAATTAGAAGACTTTCTTCTATTGTTTGTTTTTGATATGTAATTGAGATTATTCACATCAGATGTTCCTCCGTTATGAACTGATTTAAAATGATCTAACTCTTTAAATCTTACAGTTTCTTGGTTTTCTGGTTCTCTGCCATCAAATATATCTCCTGTATATTTCATTTCAGCTTCTAATCTATCACGTTTTGAAATACTTCTTGCATCAGTTGTCACGAGAGTATTATCTTTCAGACACTCATCAATAATTTCATTTAAATCTTTTACAAATAAAAATTGTCTTTGATGTAAATCATTTTTTTCTGAACCACTATGATGAGCAAGAAAAGTTCCTTTTATAGCGTTAGTATTAGACCACTTTATTTCTGATCCTTTACCTGCTTTAGTTAATTCTTCAACTTCCTTTTTGCTAAGTGATTCACCATTTTTTCTAAATGGTTGTATTTGAGTTCGATCAGCTAATTTTTTCTTAACACTTTTAATTATTCTCTTCATCAATAATTTTGGATTTTTAATTTGAGATAATTTAAAGTTGTATGTCAGTAAACCGGCAGACTGCACATCATTTCGGTTTGTTAGCATGGAAAGAAAAATAAGTAAATCTCTATAAATTTCTTTTGTAAAATTTTTTGTAATTTCTTCCACTGGAAAATTTCTAGAAACCATTTTAAGAAGTGCATCCACTGTCTTTAATTGTTTAACAATTGTTTCTTCTTTTGCAAAATACATTTGACTTAGAGAATCATCCTTTCCTTTATTACCATGTCGAATAAAGTGAAGAAATTCTGCGATGAAAAGTGTCTCACCTTTTTTCTCAAGTGAATAATTCCCTGTCCATATTGATTTTAAATCAGTCTTATGTAACTTTTGAATTAAAGGTTCTCTTGATATTCTTGAAATTTTAAATGAAACGGTTGTCCATCTAATATCTCTTTTTTCATGCTCACCCCATGGTTCACCTTCGTTAATCGCAATAATTTTATCGACAACTTTAGTAACATCCCCACCAACTACAACTGCAACTCTAAATTTGTGACGGTTAATTTGCTCCTTAGCTACTGCGTTCAATGATCCATATTTAACATTTACTTTTTGTTCTCCACCATAAAATAATGAAATTGCCAAATTGTCATATCTAAAAGGTGTAAGGGCATACTTTAATCTGTTTTGACCATCAAGAATGATAGCTCTCGCACCATTTGCTTTTTTCTCCTCTAACCAATCAGACATTTCAATCCATAATTCTTCCAAATCTGGATCTTCTTTAATTTGTTTTTTAATATCTCTTATCAGAAAATTAATGTCACAGATTAAAAATTCTTCTGTAATTCCCCAAGTTCTGAATAATCCTTCTAAATATTTTTTCGATGTTTCATGACCATCTTTAGTCCACTTTCTCTTTTGCTCCTCTCTTTGTAACCACTCTCGAAAAGAAACCCACTCTCCGTTCTTATAACATGAGGTTACTTCTTCATAATCGAATAGAAAAGATTCTATTTTTAAATCATATGAAATACCTTGTGCTGCTATTTTATGTCCGAGGTTGTCAGCTGCCCTCTCACCATTTTGCAATGGTGCAAGATTTTCGTTATTCATGATAGTTTAATTTGTAAATCTGAATTTACTGATTGAATTTAAAGTCAATTAAGTGGGACTGATCCCAAAGCTTTGACTGAGTACTAATTATAGTACGTTTTTATTTAGGTGTCAAGTCTTTTAATTTTTTGTAAGTTTCTTGCCAACTATTCACAGTATAATTTGTTCCCCCTGCATTGTCAACAGCCACTGCTAACGGATAATCATTCTGCCCTTCTTTCATCATGTCGCCAAAAAAATGTATCTCATCGTCTGAATTAAAATCTCTCAGTATTTGACTTTTATCATTATCAGATATATCAAGTCCAGTTTGACCACCTATCTGAACATTAAGATTTGGAAACTGATTTTTAAGTCTATCTGCAATCAATACTCTCTCTCCTGTATTTCTATCCCACTTTACATACTCCTCTCTGTCCGCTAAGTTCACACCCTCCCCACGTCCTAAGATACTAAAATTAATACCTCCCGGTCTTTCTTCAATATGATTACCACAACGAATTGGAAATTGACTATAATCCAATTCATCTTGTAGAAACTTTTTTACTTCATCAGATATAGTCCAGTTAGATTTGTAGACGTTTACATCTTTTTCATAAACGTCTGCACCAGAACAGTTATAAACTCTTTTAGCACGATAGTAAACATCAAGACCTACTTGCTCAACAGTTTTTTCTCTATCACTACCAGTGACAAGATAAACATCATTCTTGCAACAGAATTTTATCATGAATGCTTCAAATGATAAATCAATTTGTTGACGACTATCTGTGAGAGTGCCGTCAACATCAAAAATAAATTTTTTCAATTATTCAGTCTCTGTGGTTTTTCCTTTCTTACCAATATTATACTTCTGTTCAAGCTGCCATA